AGTCTTCCGCGTGCGCTAGCCGCATTCACCACAACGAAAAGGACACTTACTCCACGTCTCTAAAGCGTTCGAAAACACCCGCTTTGCAAATGCCCTTATCGTTGTGAAAAAGGGCGGTTAAACCAAAACACTTTGAGTAACCGCCAACACAGCAATTCCGTACTCTTAAAACGCCGGACCCTGAACTACGTCTTCAACATCACACTGCACACTCACCACACCTGCATCACCACAGCAGATCACATCAGCATCCGGGAAGAGACGCAGAAAGGTAATTAGGTCCCGAACCGTTGTATTCGACATGTTCTTAATCATTTTCACAGCACTGCCCCCACACCACTGAAACTTGTTTAGCGAATCATCCCGGCCTTCATATGCCCCGGGCGGCTACTTCGTGGGCGTCCTGTCTGTTCGCTGTTGATGAGTTAAATATACACATAATGTGATTTGATGGTCAATCACAAAACGTGTATATAAATTGAGGAACACATTATGTGCATGATTTTTCGTGTGATAAATTATATTTAGATGAAAATTTGAGCGGCTTGTGGTGCTCTTAAATGGCTGGTTATCGCCTTAATAGTGGGGGTGTTATGAGCAAAAAATCAGATGAGCTCTATTACGAGATGTGCAGGGTTGTCGGTGACTTGGTATTCACACTTCACGATTACGGGATTGAGTCGAAGCAGATAGTGATAGCGGATGCACTCAGAACGGCGCTGGCATCGAAGAACCCTGAGCGGTATGAGCTACTGATTCAAGCAATGGAAGCCGCGGCGAGGGTACTGGATCGTTAGGCATAAAAAACCCGGCACAATGCCGGGTAGCATAAAATATCTGGAACAGAAATCGATTAAAATGGAAAATCAATCTGCCTTTGAGGGTTTATTATCTTCTTAACATGAACGATTTCATAAGTAGTTTTTATTCCCTTCTCAGCTAGGTGTTGAGTTACTTTTAGGTCAACAAGTAAAAGATCGCCCTTAGCAAAGGCAACAGTCTGTTCGTCTATTGCCTCAATGAAATGTTGATCGCTAACTTCAGCTTCAAATAAAGACCCACCATCAGAAAATTGCCATCTTTTCCCTTCACGGAAAGAAATATCAATTGGTTGCAGCGCCTTTTCGGTTGTAGATTCGGAAATTATCGTTTCAATCATGCCGTCTACCTTGAAGTATTGAGCCTCGTCCTTACTGACTTCGACAAAAGTTTTACCGTTATCAACGGTAACAGCAAAGCTATCAATTCCTTCTTTTTCCAATGGTTTACTAATAACTTTTTCGAGAGAGCGCCTTAGTTTTTTATTTTTATACAATTCAACAACTTGGTGGTCGAACTCTTCTTCTTCATCATCAACCATGATCTTAGTGTTACCACCAAATATTGGTTCTATTCGTTTGATCTTTCGAGGGCCAAGCCACTTTATTAATTGAATAAGGCCTTTATAAGATTCTTTTGTTGCATAATAGCCAAATCCCACAAGACTTATAATGTTGCAGGCCGCAGATGCATTGTTTCCAGAGAAGGCACCTATTATTTGACTCGTTATGGATGATGATTGAGCAATGAGGTCGACCCCAAAGGAGCCTGCCTTGAAAGACGCATTTACCTTTACTGAAATGCGCTTTTCTTTTCCATAAATTGTTTTACCAGCTTCTTCTAACGCATCCGATAGTGACAATAATGCAGGCGCAAGGTCACGCACATCCATTTCATGCGTATCAAGTGCCGGGCCATCGTATACTATTCTAAACTTCATATCGTCACTATCCATCAATGCGTGTCCTGTGCATTAGTTTAGACCTGTTCGTTTATACAGTAAATCCGTAACTTTTTATCCAAACGTCTCTTCTGGCCACTGGGCCTTAACCACCTTGCCTATGATACGGCAGCTGTGATCACAATCCAGAATTCTGTATGCAGGATTTAGCGGAACCAAATAGCTCACTCCGGCATCCTTCTCATACTTTTTGAAAGTCACTTCAGAGTCAGCGTTAGCAGATGCCACGCAGAAGTCGCCAGTCTCAACCGGTTCTGCAGGGTCGATGAGGATCAGCATGCCTTCCGGGAAGCTTGGACGAACGCCCTGTGGCGCAGTCATTGAGTGGCCTTTGACTTCAAGCCAGAATGCTTTATCGCTGGCCTTCTTCGTAGTAGGGACCCATGCCTTAGCGTCTCTGGAAGTAAAGCTACCTACCTCAGAAAAATCACCAGCCTGGACATAAGTGAACAGAGGGTATTCATACTGCTTGAAAACTGCATCGGCATCCTCACCAAAAAGTATTTTGGCAGGAGATGTACCTAAAGCAGACCCTAATAGTATTGCATCGTCAGAACTGACCTTCCTCGTTCCAGATTCATAATTCCCCAAACGTGACGGAGCTGCCCAGCCACATAATCTGGCAAGCTGCGCCTGGCTCAATCCCTTGCTTTCTCTTAGGGCTTTAATCCTTTCCCCTATCAACTCATGCATTGTTTTCATCCCATCAAATTTAACACGCAGCGTGATTGCTGTATCTACACGTTTTGTCATTGACTCTTAATCACGAATTGTGTGTAATTGCTTTGTGATTAACTTTTGGAGAAGCCGATGAACACTATCGCTGAGCAAAGAAAGAAGCTCGGTATTTCCCAGTCTGTTTTGGCTGATGTTATTGGCTGGGGCCAATCGCGAGTAGCCAACTATGAGCTAAGTATCCGTAAGCCAGGCCTTGATGAGTGCCGAATGATTGTTTTAGGACTCAACAAGCTCGGAGCCAATTGCTCTCTGGATGATGTTTTTCCGCCCGGCAGAGTAAAGAAGTAACAGATTTTAAACGCTGCACTTTCACTTATTAACCACAGGCAAGAGGGCATGACCGTGGATCAAAAGCACTGGCAAGTAGAAAAGCAACCGGCATGGCTGGTGGCAGCAATCAAGAAGACGATTTCGAGTCTTCCGGGTGGTTATGCAGAAGCAGCTGAATGGTTGGGTGTTACTGAAGATGCACTGTTCAACCGTCTGCGTACCAATGGCGATCAGATTTTCCCAATGGGCTGGGCGATGGTTCTGCAGCAGGCAAGCGGCACCAAGCACATAGCTAACGCGGTCTCCCGTCAGTCAAACAGCGTCAACGTCCCGCTGGTGGACATTGAGGATGTGGATAACGCGGATATCAATCAGCGCCTGATGGAGTCTGTCGAGTGGATTGGTAAGCATTCGGCTTACATCCGCAAGGCAACCGCTGACGGCGTGATTGATGCAGCGGAACGTGAACAGATTGAAGAGAACAGCTATCAGGTAATGGCGAAGTGGCAGGAGCATCTCACGCTGCTGTATCGCGTTTTTTGCGCTCCAGAAAAGGTGAACGCCGCTGGATTGCAGTCCGCGGCGCTCGGTGCGACTAAATCAACGTGTGTGGAGAACTAATCGCGTGATCAATTTAACCAGAAAATCAGGATTACCGCAATTCCGTTGCCTTCCTTCAGCTGGTGGCCGCTTCAGCAGTGAGCCGCTGCGGTATGTGCTTAATGTACCAGGCGTCAGCGAAGAAGTTAACCACAGCTTTGTCGATTGGGCTGTGGGCGATGCTAACCAGCGAATGAAGGCGATCAAATGCGAGAGCTCGACCGAATCTTCCGAGACAAGCGCGGCATCCCTGTGCGGGTCATTCGCTGGGAGCCAGAGAACGGCAGGGTTATCTATCTGCGTGACAATTATGAACATGGCGAGTGCTTCAGCTCTCTCGAACGGTTCAAGCAATATTTCAGAGAGTTTGGGGTAAATCATGAGCGTTAAATTATCAGCATTCGTCTGGGACGGCTGCGCATCATCCGGCATGAAGATCACTATGGTTGCCATCATGGCACGCCTGGCTGACTTCTCAAGCGATGAAGGTGTTTGCTGGCCGTCAATCGCTACCATTGCACGTCAGATTGGCGCGGGTCCGAGCACCGTTCGTACCTCGATCCGCAAGCTGGAAAGTGAAGGCTGGCTGACCAGTACGTCACGCCGCAAAGGTAATCGTAATAACTCCAACATGTATCAGCTCAACATCAAAAAGCTTCGCGAATCAGCCGCTGCTCACCTGTCAGAATCTGAGGCGTCAGAATCTGACACATCAAAATATGACGCATCAAAATCTGATGCACCGAATTTTGACGCATCAAATTTTCACCCGTCAGAATCCAGCAAAAATAACAGT